TACCGCTACCGATAGCACCGCCAACAGGCCCACCGATTGCTGTACCTATGCCGCCACCGAAAAGACTAAGCGCATTATTTCTGTTCTGGTCTCCCTGCTGGTTTCCCGCGAACTGATAGGCTTTTTTACCCAAAATACCACCCGCTTCAGCTTCAGCGGAACCCAATATACCTGTAGCTGTGTTCTGCCCTTGTTGACCTAACATCTGGGCTATCATTTGGGTAATTCCAGACTCACGTCCGAAACCAATTTGTTCAAGCTCTAAAGCTAGTTCTTCAGGTATCTCAGCCATCGACTGCATAGCTGTTCCAGAGCGCGTTAAGCCGCCTGCTGATAGTTGGCCTTGCATTGCCCTTGATCGTTCGCCTACAAGGCCGTTAAAGGCGCCACCACCAATGACACTGTCTAATCGAGAGCCGAAGTTATCAGTACCAGACTGGCCGCCCATTAAGCTCTGAATTAATTCCATTGCTTGCTGCAATCCAGCGTTCTGAGCCTCGCCAGCGCCGGTTGCCGCTGTAGACTGCAATGCTCCAGCCTGCTCAAATACATTTGGTTTTTTTGGTTGGCCAGTTAGTTGCGCTATTAATTGATTCATCAAACCATCAATCTCATAAGCTCCGCCGCCTTGGCCATTACCACCGCCACCGCCACCAAAACCATCAGACGGGCCTTGTTGACCCCCGTCTCTACCGCCACCCATGCCCATGCCCATTATACTATCCTCATGATATTACTGCGCGGTCTTGACACCGACGCCAATTTGTACCGTCTGAAAAGGCCATAGTTAGACCACCCGATTCATTTGTTACGATTATACTGCACGAGATACATTTAGCCGCATCAGGAACCGTTAAAACTGTATATTCGTTCATCTTGCCTGTATTGATTATTGATTCAATAGATTCAAGTAATTCCTGTACCTGATTACTGAATAATCCATCGGTAACAACTTTTTGACCAATTACCGGTGTATCTCTAATTGGATTATTGCTCATCTTGTTTCAATGAATAATTTAGTGCCAGAGAAGTTTATATCTTCACCGGTTTGCAATCGATAACCCATAAACCTGTCATATAAACCAAGCCCACCAGGGTAGTTCCAGTCAAGTTCAACGCCATAATTGCCAATCGCGCCCGTATTAGCCGCAACAGTCGGGCCGTACAAAACATTGTCATCAGACATCCGCAGAAAAACCGACCCAACCGAGGCGTTATAGCCTTGAGATATATGATACTGAAGCGATTGAGCGTTAAATGATCCACCCTCCTCCATACCACCATCAATTATTCGAATAAACGGGTTTCCTGAGTCTGTATTAACGTTTGCTAATATACTAAATTTATCATTAAAGAATGAATAATATTTCAACCCAAATTCTTGCACATGACCTATCTGCCAAGGCACATTAACACCGTTTATCATAGTGTCTAAACCATGCCAATTACCCTGGTAAAACCCGAATGAGTGATTGGCCAATATAAAATAAATAATATCGTACCCGCGCCATTTATAACGGCCGGCAACTACTTGCGCTAATTGAGCTTCAGTATAGGTTGCAAGGATGTTATCAATGTATTCGTTTGATATTTTAGGGGCCACTCCAGGCTGTAGCGCATAAATACCTAAATCCTGCCCTTTCTCTCGCCCTATAAATATAACTGATCCTTGAATCTCAACTACACCGCCGATAATACCATTATCAATTCGACCAGTTTGCGGTATAAATGGAACCGGCGACAACCCTCGATCAATGTACGATTGAATTGAATCTGTTCCCGCTATATAAAGAAGATTGTTAAGCTGGAAAGTAACTGTATTGTTATCGGGTAATTGCTCGGCGTCGAAAAATGACAATGACTGAACCGTCCCGGCCGCACCTACATCAGAGAAGAAAGCAACACTCCCGTCTGATGGAACGTAAACGAACCTGCCGTTAATATGGGTAACTGAATTACAAGGGACTATATTAGAGTTTGCTGATATAGATACGAGTGAATCAGACTTGTCGAGCGTATAGAGATCACCTCCTTTAACTACAATAACCGCAGTATTAAAACCATTCGCTGTCACGATGTCGGTATTGCCTGATATAACACCAATTGTGCTATATGCGCCTGTTAGTAAGTTTGTGATTTTGATTAACGACTGCGATACAACCGCATATAACGAGCCATTCCACTCAAATGAGCCACGTGCAACACTGGCATTCGTGCCGATTAAACTTAATCCAGGTCGCTGAATAATTTTACCGGACGCGTTCCAGCAATTTCTTAACGCTTTCCGCGTGAACGGCAGTTCTTCAGTGCCTTCAAGTCCTAATGGTAGCGCGACTTCAACCAATGGTTTCACCAGTACCAAAAAATACTCGACCTCGACGCCTGAAATTACCGGAACCTCGTGGCAATGTGTTCCGAGTTACCGCTTTAGGCATTTCGACAAGTTGGTAAGTGGTTTTAATCCAGCTTTCACCGCGTAAAGCATTAAGCCGTAGTTGTTGTGATATCTGAGCGCCTACATGGTCAGGCTCTAGCAATATAGCGAGATTGTCAGCGATAGCGTTTGAACACCCCATCGGTTCTGATAATTCATCGCCGATAGCATTCAAGGGAACCGCGCCGAAATCAATATCATTGTCTTGCAGTTGGGCGATATAAGAGTTTAAAACCTTACGACCATTCTCTAATGATGTTGGGTTAGCAGGCTTTAATGCCGTGTGAGCGCCGATCTTTTGTAACGCTCTTTGAACTATATCGGTTCCCGTTGACATTTATTTCGCCTCTAATGCTTCAACCTGCGCGGTTAGTTTGGATATACCTCGACGCATATCAAGATCAACGTTAAATACATCGGCCCTGATTTGTAAATTATCTTTGTCTGATTTTTCATCCGCTTTTTTAGGGATAAGTGCCGGGCTGCCATACCACCCACTACAGTTACCGGCTTCACTAGCATCGATAACTTTATAAATATAATCTTTTGTTTGCGTGGTTACACCTGCCTCGATTAATTTATCATCGATCGGCGCATAAATCATTGTTGGTGTTTTCATATAACCTCTAAATAGGACTGCTCACAATTGAGCAGTCCTATAGACTTACTTTGACTACTTAACTAAGTTACCGCACATCTCAGGACAGAGAACATTGGCTGTCATCCACATCGTCATACGATACGAGGTTGACAATCCAAGTACCTCAGAAGATTTAGCAAACAGCAATTCAATACCGCTGTCAGTTGTAGCCCTCATTGAAGCAACACCGGCAGAACCATCAAGCTCCATTGTAGCCAGCGAACCATGCACAATCTCAACCGCTTCATTCACGAAAAAGATATTGCTTGGTTGCGCTGCGGTGATGTTCAAGAAGGTTATAGCCGCGTTATCAGCCGGAGCCGCATCAACATTAGCGTAGTCGATGTTAGCCTGAGCACCACCGCCACCAGTAGCGGCAACAATAGCTGGAGTGATCACGATAACCGTAGCCGATGTCCGAGAAACAACACGAAAAGTCTGAAGCTCGGCGGTAACGTTCTTATGAATCATTCCAACAGCGAAAACACCCGCGATTGTAAACGCATCACCCTCAGCAATCGTTCCTGATCCTGTATCAATTGTCAGGTTTTGAGTCCGGTTATCGACGTTATTACCGTTCGCGTCCGTAGCAGCAGGGTCATGATCTTGATTCGCGCCATTAACTAACCAACCAGTACCCGTTTGAGCCGCCTGAGTAGGCATGAAATTAGCCTTAAACGAATCAAATGTGGCAACAGTCGGAATCTTTGACCGCTCATAAGCCGTTAACGATGTACCAGCAAGTGGCGCGTCACGATCAGCCAAGTTACCCGCGACTGAATTGTAATCAGTTGGATTCATAATCAAGGTGCGGGCCGACATAATAGGAACGTCACGAATAGACATTAATTCCTCTGCACGAGCCACGTGAGCGTAAGTTGTAATAGCTCCACCGTTTTTAATAAACAATGAACCGCGCTTTGCCACCTCATTAGCCACAACACTGTCAGCCGTGGCTGATAACTGCTGGATTGCGGAGGTTTTGATTCGTTCACGCTGCAATGGATCATTCAATTCAACAGCATTCATCTTAAACGGGATATTCCGTATATGTGAAGGCGCGCTGTCATTAGCGTTCAATGTTGATGGTACAGTTAATTGAGTTCGATCTGCGAAAGCACCGGACGCCAATACCAAACCTTCAGTTCCTTTGGTGATGTACGGCATTGTACGATGGACAGTCAAAGCAGACCGCTCGAACACTGTTGAGGGCGGTTTAAACTTACTAACCTGACCCGCTGTAATATTGTTCGGGCCAAAACCGGCTACAATATCTTCGAATAAAACTACTTCTTCTTTGCTAAATGCATTAGCCATGATTATAAATACCTATAAAGTCACACCGGCGTCTCTAGCGGCTTGTTTGACTTTCGCGATATACGAAAAGTCGCCACTTACAGCCGCTTGATCCCTTGCTTTATCAAGCTTCAGCGCCCACCCATTTAATTGAGTAGATTCGCCTGGTTTGAGTTTAGTTTCAGGACTCGGTGTATTTCTGAGTGTAGCACCAGCCAGATTTTTATTAATCGGAAATGATACCGCTTGAGCGAAAGCCTTCGCTGGACTTGTTTTAGATAGTGCTAATATTTCATTGGCGCGCTTCGGATTAGCTCCAATCGATGCTAATAGCAACTCTGAATTATCCGTATTATCAATGATTGTCTGGACAAACTCGTTACCCAAAATAGACATTGCATTGCCTTCAAGCTCGTCGTAGTTTTTAACATTCAGAGCATCGGCGCGTTTATAATGATTGCCGATGGTATCTTCTTGCTGCCTAACTTGACTTGCCTGGTTTGCTTGCCGTTGATTATTCTCAACTATCTCACGCGCTTTTTTTCCTGCAATTTCCGCAATCCGATCATCATCAAACGCATTTTTAGCAGCCCGATAATCTCGATCATCATCAAAATCATCTTCATTCGGTGCTTTATTGGCCTTTTGCTGGCCTTGCATTTGATATAGCTTCAACTCTTCTCGAGTGGCTTCAAGTTCTCGCTGAACCTGTTCAGTAGCCGTTTGAGCTTCGTTGATCTGGTTATTCTTATTGCGTAAGCGCGTTTCAAACCTGCTTACTTTCTTTAGTGATGGCTCGTCACCAATCTCGACAGGTATCTCAATTCCTTCAGATGTTTCCAGCGCTTCGCTTTCTTCAACTTCCTGAACGTCAATAACTGGTTCGAGTTCTATCGCCTGTGCTTCACTCATGTTTTATCTCATGGTCGGAGTTATTAGAATCAACTTGATTCTCATCGGAAAACGTCCGGTAACGTATTCTTTCTGCCATGCCTGACAGGATTGAATTAGTGTATTAGCATATTCTAACATAATTATATATAAATTCATTCTTCTTGTAGAGCGTTCAAACCTACCGCCCAGCAGCACCACCGGCTAGCAGATTTGCGCTGTTCTTTTTAACTCCGCTCCACCCAAATTCGTTAATAGAATTTCCATCAGTATGTAATTCACTAGCCTTTACTTTTTTAGATATTATTTTATATTTCCCTTGTAATGCTGAATCTCCATGCTGTTGCGCATATTTACGACTTAATGTCACCCAATCATTAGGGTTAATACTAATAACATCACTAACCGAATTTTCTCCATCGTCTATTCTAGCTTGTAATGCAGCTATTCTATCCCACGCATCATTATACCAATCTGATCCAGTTAACCCATTTTCCATTCCTTTAGGAATATTGTCTCTTTTTAAATAGTTGTTTTTTGCTGCTACTAATTCATCAACCTGCTCTTGTAGTCCTTTTTCATGTGGTACAGCTCTATAGATAGTGACTCGCCCATTAGGGTTGCCCCTCATGCGATTAATTACAGCGAGAGATTGATTATCAGATAAATTATCGCCAGTCCCATAATACTGTGAGCCGTGGGTATAAATATCAT